GATCACCAGGATCTCGTGTAAGTGGTAAGATTGAGATTCACAAAAGACTAATGGTCGATGAAGATACTGATGAACCAGGGATTAGATTTTTTGAAACGTGTCCTAATGTAATTAGACAGTTAGCATCTATCCCGTTAGATAAAAGAAACCCAGAAGATGTCGATACTCATGCTGAAGATCACGCTTATGATGCACTAAGGTATATGGTTTCTTCTAGGCCAACTAACTTACGAACTGCGTACGAAAACACACCCAAAACAAATTGGCGTCCTTCTGACAACCGATTTGGATATTAACAGGAGTTACTATGTCCGATACCTACGAAAATGATACTATTAATGTTCTTGATGACGGTGATGAAGATAAGGGTTCGTATAGTAACATTGTGAGTTACATTGAAGATAGATTTGAAAGAGCAAAGGATGCAAGATATCATGATGAATCAAGGTGGCTTCAAGCGTATAGAAACTATCGGGGCATCTATGGCCCAGACGTTCAGTTTACTGAAACGGAAAAGTCGCGTGTGTTTATTAAGGTTACGAAAACGAAAGTGTTGGCAGCGTATGGTCAGCTAATTGATGTTCTGTTTAGTCAGAATAAGTTTCCGATTAGTGTAGATCCTACGACACTTCCTGAAGGTGTTGTTGAAGCAGTTAATGTTGACCCTGCTGCACAACAAGTAGAAGAACAATTTAACAGTTTATACGGCTTCCCTGGCGATGATATGGATTTTGCCCCAGGTGAGACAGCCGAAAGTTTAGCACAAAAGTTAGGCCCATTAGAAGAAAAGCTTGCAGATGTTAAAGGACTAGAAGAAGGTGTAGGCGCTACCCCAAGTTCTATTACGTTTGAACCTGCGATGGTTGCTGCTAAAAAAATGGAAAAGAAGATTAAGGATCAGTTAGAGGAATCTGCTGCAACTAGACATCTTAGATTTAGCTGCTTTGAATGTGTGACCTTTGGTACTGGTATTATGAAAGGTCCGTTTGCTTTTGACAAAGAGTATTCTAACTGGGACGATGAGGGTGAGTATAGCCCAATTGTAAAAACAGTTCCGCAAGTTGAGTATACTTCTCTTTGGAACTTTTATCCAGATCCAGATGCTTACAGCATGTATGACTGTGACTATGTTGTTGAGCGTCATAGAATGACTAGATCTCAAATTAGATACCTAAAGAAAAGACCATACTTTAGATCTGAATCTATTGAAAAAGCTATTAAGTATGGGCCAGACTATGTTCGTGAGTGGTGGGAAAACGATCTTGACGATAATCAAACTGCTGAAGGAAATGCAGCTTATTCTGGCACTGGTATTGAAAGATTTGAAGTTTTAGAGTTTTGGGGTACTGTTGATGCTCAGATAGCTCGTGACAATAACTTGGAGATCCCTGATGATTACAAAGATGAAGATGAAGTTCAAATCAATTGTTGGGTATGTAACGGAGAAGTATTACGCTTTGTTATCAACCCTTTCACGCCTAAAAGAATACCTTACTTTGCAGCCCCTTACGAAGTTAACCCGTACTCTTTCTTCGGTGTGGGACTCGCTGAGAACATGGATGATACGCAAACTCTCATGAATGGCTTCATGCGATTAGCAGTTGACAACGCTGTTCTTTCTGGGAACCTGTTAATCGAAGTAGATGAATCTAACCTGACTCCTGGTCAAGACTTGACTGTTTATCCTGGTAAGGTTTTCCGCAGACAAGGTGGCGCACCAGGGCAAGCAATCTTTGGCACGAAGTTTCCTAACGTGTCCGGTGAGAATATGATGCTTTTTGATAAGGCTCGCGTTCTCGCTGACGAGTCCTCTGGTCTACCGTCGTACTCTTATGGGCAGACAGGTGTTCAAGGCACTGGTCGAACTGCATCTGGTATCTCTATGCTGATGGGTGCTGCGAGTGGTTCTATTCGTACTGTGATTAAAAACTTAGATGATTATTTATTACGTCCTTTGGGTGAGGCATTGTTTGCTTTTAATATGCAGTTTGACTTTGACCCAGAGATTAAGGGTGACTTAGAAGTAAAAGCTCGTGGCACTGAAAGCTTCATGCGCAATGAAGTTAGATCACAGAGATTGATTAGTTTCTTACAAATCGTCAGCAATCCTACTCTTGCACCGTTTGCAAAGTTTCCATACATTATGCGTGAGATTGCAGAAACAATGGACCTGGATGCAGAGAAGATTACTAATAATCCAGAAGAAGCTATGCGTCAAGCACTTTTGTTACAGCAAATGCAAAAAGAAGTTCAACCTGATCCTCAAACTGCTGTCGGACAAGACCCAATGGGTACTGGTGGTGGTAACATAGGAGTTGGTCAAGCACCTGCTCCAGATGAACAGGGTGCTCCAACAGGCGGTGGTGAACAACCTCAGCCAGAACAACAGCAATCGCAACAGCAGTTGCCTCCTGAAATTGTCCAAGCGTTACAACAAGTAGGTGGGTAATGGATACTAAACTTGCTAAACAAGTTTTACCTTTAGTTAATACGACACGTTTTACAGAGTTATTAGAATTATATTTGAATGAGAAGATTAACGAGCATCATCGTGTATTAGAACAGTCTGATGATGCAGCAACTCTGCATAGGGCGCAGGGTGCAGTTACTGCGCTAAAAAAACTAATGCACATGAGAGATGAAGTGCAGGGGTCAGCAAGAAGGGATTAATTATGGCAGAGATGACCAAAAAACAAATGGAAGAATTACTAGAGCGTCAAGAAGAAACAATGGAAAAAGCTAAAGAGTCTCCAGACTTTACGGCTGCGCCAAAAGAAGTTCCTGTGCCTAAAGATCGTCCTAAAAATCTAAAGGACTTTGTAGAAGAGGTTTTTAAGAAAGACTCTAGTTTTACTCGTGACCCTTTTGCTGATGCAACAGAAGAAGAAAAAGAAGAGGCGGAAGCAGAACTCAAAAAACAAAGAGCAAAAAAAGCAGGAGGAGGGTCTGTTGAAAAAGAAGCTGATTTTGTTAAAGATGATGATGAAGAACCTGCTGATCCCCCTCCAGGTGCAACACCAGAAGAAGTGGCCGACGATATCCCAGCGTACCTGTCTACCGGAGAGTATGTGCTACCTGCCAATGTTGTAAGATATCTAGGACTAGAGCGGATTGTATCTATGCACAAAGGAGCACTATCTGCTTTACAACAAATGGAAGATCTCGACATCATCGAAAACGTAGATGAAAATGGTATGGTCGAGGAAGACGATGATGAGATGGATTATCTAAAAGAACCTAAAGGTGTTGTTAAGACTACTCTTGTCGTTGCCAAGCCACACCCTAGCGGTATGATGGCTATGCCTTTTGCTCAAGGTGGTGCTCCAGGTGGACCTGATGATACTGGTGCTGCTTCTGATATTGGTGAAGATACCTCAATGGAAGGTTTTGATTTAGATATCGGTGATGGATCTGCTTATGGTGATCAAGGTTTTGGGACAGGTCTTGATGAAGGTGGCGAGGATAAAGATGAAGATACTCTTGGATTAGGTACAGGATCTAAAGATGCGGCAAAGGATGATTCAACTCAGCAAACAATTGAAAACTTGCTTGAACAAAATGTGCCTAATTACGGTAAAGAAGATATTGAACCCGGCATTCTTAATGCAATAGATGGTGTTCTTAAATCTGCTGAAAAAAAATTAGGTGACATGAGAGATAAAGGTCAATTAGTTACCGGAAGTATCGTGGGTGATGCATTTATAGGTCTTATGTCAGGAATAGTTGATAAGGCAAGAGAATCCGGTGCAACAATAGGAGATTCCGATCCAGCAGTAGATGACACATCAATTGGTGGTGGAGAAGATTCTGGGCTAATCACTGAAGAAAAATTAGAAGGTGATGAAGATAAAAATCAAGAAGAAACTGATTTTGTTTTTCAGCCTGGAGTAGGATTTATCCCTAAACGTAGAGGGATTAGAAGAGTTCAGGCATTGAGAGAAACAGACTTACCTACTGCTCGTAGAGGCGGCTTAATGGGTTATTAATTTCACGAGGGCTACTTTTTACCCCTAACATGGTGTTAGGCTACTAAAGACCCCCAATAAGGAGAAGACCATGACTATGGCTGAAGTACAAGAAGATCGCGTTGCTACTATTAAATATAAGCGAGATAGAGTTTCTGAAGATGAGCAAGAGATTGCAGAGTTGGAAGCAGAGCGAAACAAAGATGTAGAAGCTCAACGCGAAGAAGAAGCAGAACAAAATCTAGGTGCAGAGGAACAGACATACAAAAAAAGATATGGTGATCTACGTCGCCACACGCAAAAAATACAAGATGAAAATAAACGCCAGCTACAAAAGCTTCAAGATCAGGTAGAGGCTTTAACTAAGAAACAAGTTAAGTTACCTAAATCTGATGAAGAACTTGAAAAGTGGACTGAGCAATATCCTGATGTTGCAAAGATTGTAGAAACAATCGCCTCTAAAAAAGCTATGGAGGCTAGTAACGACGTAGAAGAAAAGCTTCGCAGAGTCGAAGAATTAGAACTTAGGATTGAGCGAGAGAAAGCTGAGACTGAATTATCTAGGCTTCATCCAGACTACGATGATTTACGACAAGATAAAGACTTCCACGACTGGGTTAATGAGCAACCTAAATGGATTCAAAGTGCTTTGTATGAAAATGACACTGACTTCTTAGGTGCAGCTAAAGCTATTGACTTGTATAAATCAGAGACTGGTAAGAAAGCAAAGAACAAAGACACGGGCGCAGCCAAGTCTGTAAGGACCAGTAAGCGTTCAGAAGAATTAACAGAGGGTAAAAACTCTTGGTCAGAGTCCAGAGTAAGACAATTATCTGGTGCTGACTTTGAGAGATTCCAAGAAGATATTGAAAAAGCTATCCGTAGTGGTAACTTTGATTATGATCTTTCTGGTGGTGCTCGTTAATTTTTTACTTGACAAACAAATATCACTATGATATAATAGCTACAAAATACTAAGAGATGCCTTCCATTCGGAACCACCATCTAAACTATTTAGTGAGGGGAGTAATGAAACTCCCCCACTTTTTCAAAGGCTAACCCTAGCCTTCAACTACCTGATAATCTAGGCCGGATCTTCTTCCCACCCTATCCTTGTCAGCCTTGAAGTGTCCCTCGTTAGCTCTTTTATGCACTTTCTTAAAGGAGAAAACTCATGGCATTTAGAAGTGCGGCAGGATACGCGAACCTTCCTAACGGCAATTTTTCGCCGATTATCTATTCCAAGAAGGTCCAAACTGCCTTTAGAAAAGTATCTGTTGTTGAGGATATTACTAACAACGATTACTTTGGCGAAATCGCCAACTTTGGTGACACTGTACGTATCATCAAAGAACCAGAAATCTCGGTTCAAGAATATTCTCGTGGGACGCAGATTGTTCCACAAGAGCTAGACGATGAGGATTTCACCCTCGTTGTTGATCAGGCTAACTACTTTGCGTTCAAGATTGACGACATCGAAGAAGCCCACAGCCACATTAACTTTGAATCCTTGGCAACTGACCGCGCTGGCTATCGCTTGCGTGACCAGTATGACCAAGAGATCTTTGGTTACATGGCTGGCTTCAAGCAGTCTGCTTTACATGGCAACGCTGATACAGCCCGTGTTGCTGCCGATAAGTCCGGTACTGACCCAATCAGCACTGTTGATGCAGACGGTATCTTGGCCAGCATGAAGCTGACATCCACTGACATGGGTATTGGTTCTACCACTGCTAACTCTATTCCGATTACTGCTACTCCGACGAGCACTAACTCTTCGGCTCTGGCTGTCCTGAATAGAATGGCTCGTAGACTCGACCAACAGAATGTTGACCGTGACGGTCGCTGGCTTGTTGTCGATCCCGTGTTTGCTGAAGTTCTTAACGATGAAAACTCGAAACTGTTAAACAACGACTTTGCTGGTCGCCAGGATGCCGGTGATATCCTTCGCAATGGTCGCGTCATGGACGGTTTGATTCGTGGCTTCCGCATCTACATGTCGAATAACCTGCCAACCCTTGGCACAGGCCCAGGCACGACTGCCGCTGCTGGTTCATCCTCGAACTTCGGTGTCATTCTTGCCGGTCATGATTCGGCTGTTGCTACAGCTTCACAAATCGAAAAAGTTGAGACTTATCGTGACAACGATAGCTTTGCAGACGTTGTGCGTGGTTTGCACATGTACGGTCGTAAGCTGCTTCGTCCAGAAGCAATTGTGACTGCTGCTTATAATCTGCATTCATAAGGAGGATAGATCATGGCTACTGTCGATATGACTGTAGGTGGTGTTGCTAATGGCGCTGCTACCTCCATTAACCACAAGTCCCGTATGGGTTCTCAAATGCCTTACACTGTCGAGTTTACTCTCGACTTTGCCGAGGCCACCACTGCTAAAGGCTCTGCCTTGGCGGCTGGCGACATCTTTCAAGTTATTGATGTCCCGGTAAATACAATGTTGCACGGTGCTGCTGCCGAGGTGACTGTTGCTGCTAATAGCTCAGTTTGTACTCTCGACATCGACATTGCTGCTGGCGATGACTTCATCGACGGTGGTGATGCTACCAGCACAGGCTTCTTGGCAATCGGTACTAACGGTCTTGCTCCATTTGGTGCTAATACCGTCAACCCAGCTTCTGCTGCTGACACTATCGACGTTAAACTCGCTACTGTTGGTGACACTGCGGTTGCCACTGGTAAGGTTCGCGTTATCGCGTTTATGACCGATATGACTGCAAAACTGGGTCCGAATGAAGTGGACCGAGATACTCTTGCCTAACTAAAATAGGGGAGGTCTTAACGGGCCTCCCCGACTTCATAGGAGCACTCATGGGAATTACACTTAAATGTTCTATTGATGATGAAACATTAAAAAAACATTATGAAATAAATAAAGATCAAAAAGTTCCCTGGATCTATAAACTAAAAAATAGTGCTAGAAAAAGAAAAGACAAAGTTTTAATTTGTGCTGGCGGTCCTTCTATCAGGGAGTTCCATCCTCTTATCCAAAATTGGAAAGGGGATATTTTCGCATCTAAGACTGTAGAGTATTTAGAGAACATAGGCGTTACACCACATTACTGTATCCATGTTGATGCAGGTGATAACGAACCTAACAGAGTTTGGAAAAATAAAAAAACAAATTACTTGTTCTCAACTCAAATTAAACCTGAAGTATTTGATGTAGCTAAAGGCTGCAAAGTTTTTAAGTTTAATACTATTTCTTCAAATGAGTGGATGCCTCCTAATTTAATTGCAGGTGGTTCTAATTGCACCGCACAAGCTTTATTTTTATGTGCATGGTTAGGCTACAAAGAAATACACATTACAGGATTTGATTGCGGGTTTAAAGAAGATCCTGACGGGACCATGATCCTAAATGTCAATCGTAATAACATTAATAAAAATGATCACCCTAAAGTTATTGTTAATGATCACGAGCGGGATCTTAAATATCATACTGATTATGAATATATGGGTATGGCAGAAGAAGCTGCTAAGATTATTCAGATTTTATCCCGTGATAAAAAAATTAAATTTAATGCATATGGTAACTCTGTATTTACATTGACGGTAGATAAAGATATTAAAAAAGGACCGTATTCATTAGGTCCAAATGTACCACTTAAATGGTTGAAAGCGGCGTAAATGGCAACAACTTTTATCACACTTGTTAACGATGTAGCAAAGCGCCTCAATGAAGTTCAGGTGACTACTGCTGATTTTTTAACAGTGGTAGGTTTCCATTCTCAAATTAAAGACTCTGTGAATGTATCTCTTCAAGAGGTAGGTCAAGAGCAGTTTGAGTTTCCGTTTAACCATGCCACAGCTAATATCATAACCTCCACAGGCACTGCTGTATACGCCCTCGAAAGTGATATGAAGTCAGCAGATCTGGATACATTTAGAATCCGTAAAAGCACTGCTGATGGTATCGACGCTCAACGGCTCAGAGAAATTAACTTTGATACGTTTATCC